TTGGTTCATTATTTGACACCTTTTCAAGCCACTAAAATTGCGTTAGACAAAATGACTACCGAAAATGGTAGCCCCTACTTTTTGTATTCAACATTAAATTCAAATGATCTTATCCTAGCTGATTTAGATACAATAATGTTGAGACAATCTTTTAATGCATTAGAGCCGTTTCAATATGATCAAACTGTTGCTAATGATCCTAAAAACTCTATATTACTTCAAGCAAGATCCATATACAATATAGAAACAAATAATCAAGAAGATACCTTATTATTATCACAATTAGGTGCGCTGGGTTCTAATTTTTCTACTACTGATATGACAACAGGTGAAGAAATAAATTATAATCACAATGTAAATTCGGTATATCAGCAACTATTAGGTGCTTCAGTAATTAAAACTAATCAAGATAATGTATTGTTAGATAACTCATTTATTGCTGATCCTGCAGCCGTCAATACATTCAAACTTGGTGATTATAATAGTGTAAACTTTAATCAAGTTGGTGGTGGAAGAACATATCCTTACAACGATAATATTTCTAATTGGACATTTGAAAATGATCAGTCAGCTTATAAATTAAAAATGTTTAAGTTTGCTATAGAACAATTGCTACTCAAAAACACTATGGACTTAATGTTACCTGGTCTTAAATTCTTAACTGGTGATATTACAACATCAGTTGGAAACCAAATTGATGTAGTTGTGTATAAAAACGAAATGGTAGATGAAGCAACCGATAGGTCTGATTATAAAAGATCAGGTTCATTTATAATAAACAGTAAAAGACATATATTTAATGTGATAGACCAAAAACATACCGTTTCTTTATCATGTTCTAGAATCTCTAATAGAAGGATTACGTAATGAATCTATTAGAAAATAATTTTTATGGTGATAACTTCAGATGGTTTATTGCACGGGTTGTTGATAATAAAGATCCTGATAAACTAGGTCGGGTACAAGTGCACATTCGTGGAATACACTCTAGCAGACAAGAAGATATACCACAATCGTCTTTGCCCTGGGCATCTACAGTTTTGCCGACAACTGAAGGTGGTACATCTGGAATTGGTAAGATACCACAGTTACTTCCTGGCGCTTTAGTATTTGGTGTATTTTTAGATGGAAAAACATCACAACTTCCATTAGTGATTGGACACTTAAATCAAATAGAGAATCCTACATTACAACAAAAAAGAAGAGCTGCACTCAATCAGGCTGCTCCAAATATAGATCAGGGTGCAAATGGGGGCATAGACGGATCAGTTGTACGTAACTCTGTAAAAAATCTTGATGTTAATAATCCAAATAGTTATTCTGATGTATTTGATCCAAGAAATCAAACCGAAGCAACGACAGGCCAAAAAAGACTTGCTAGTATGATTTTCTTTGTTGATAATGGTTATACTCCATCCCAGGCTGCAGGAATTGTAGGAAATTTAGAAGCAGAATCAGGTTTAAACACAACTATTGTTTCATCTATTGCAGGTGAGTCATCTCAAGGATTGGCTCAATGGAATCCTGCAGGTGGTAGACTACAAGAACTTAAATTATTTGCTACCAAAAATAATTATGACTGGAGAAACTTTAGTGTACAATTACAATACATAATCTATGAATTAAATAACTATGCTTATTTTGGTAAGTCTCGGTTAGCCAAATGCACAAAGTTTACTGGCGGGAAAGACGAGAAAAGTTCAACGTGGATCTTTATGAAATACTATGAAAGACCAAAGGTGACTGCAGCAGAAATAACAAAAAGAGAAGGTTTAGCTAAAACTGCTTATGACCAATATAATAATAACATTAGTGCGGGGGCTGGATAATGCCATTTGAACCCATTGAAATTGAAAAAAGATTACAACGTATTGAAAGAAATGCTGGATTAGAAAATTCAGTTGGTAATGCTGTTCGCTCTTTTGAACAAAACGTTGTTTCTAAGACTAGTAAGTTAGGTACAAAATTATTAGGAGTCGTAGCAGGATTTCAAGCTCTCACTCAACAAGCCGATGATGTTGTAGAAGCAGTGCAAGGTTCACGGCCAGAACAACTCATAGCAGCATTAGCAATCACACAACTTACTAAAGATGTACCTGGACTTAAAAACAAATTAGTCTTAGAGGTTGGAGGAAACAGAACGGATCTAGAAGCCTTGACTGGAACTAGTGTACAAAATGGATTTTTACAAACAAGGATTACATCTTCAGAACCAGAGGCAATAGCGTTTCAGACAAAAAGAGCAACTGGAGCAAGTAGTGGACAATTGAGAACCGTATTAGGTGAAATGCAAAACCTTGAAGATAAAACTTTTGAGTTCTTTGAAACGTCATTTAATGAGTTAGTAAATCCGATTGTTGGCGCAGTTACTGATGTGTTAGCTAGCTTTAACAATTTTAGATCTCAGGTATTTGGTCAAATTTCGAAATCTATTATTGGCATTAATGATGCTATTAATTCAGGTTTCGGTTCAATAGTAGAGAATATTTCAGAACAATTAACAGGTAATGGTCGTACAATCGTGGGTTCTATGACTATTCAAGATGGAATAAGATTAGAATTGCCAGAATCTGATATGGCTTTTGTTTTAAATCTAGCATCAAGTAAATCACAGACACAAATAAATCAAGCTGTGTCATTTTTAGAAAAATATTCTGACTTTGGTCCTGGTGAAATTAAACAAAGATTGAGTGGTATTGATAATAGAATTAGCAGTAATATCTTAACAGAAGGTGGTGATTTATTAACGGCTAATAGAATCGATACTGGTGAAAAAACATGGGATGGTTCAAATACCCCAAGAAGCCATGTGTTCTCATATGTTTCATCTGCAGAAGAATTAGAAGTTGATTTAAAGAGTATTAATAGAGAGATCACAGAAATTATTGTTCATTGGACTGAGCACTTTAATAATCAAGATTTAGGTTCAGAAGAAATACAATCGATATTAAGTCGAAGTGGGTCTGCTATACCTTATCACTATTTGATTCGTAAGGATGGTTCTATTCAACGTGGTAGACCAACTAGTTATCAAGGTGGAGCGTTAAATAATAACCATCAGAGATATTCTATTCAAATTGCATTTGTTGGTGGAATTAATGCGCCTACCGGAACATTAGACTATAAAAGATTTTTATCAGCCAACTCGTTCACACCAAAACAAGTTACATCGTTTCAACAGTTCTGTGCTATAGCTTATTCAGCTTGGCCTGGTGTACAGATCATGGGTCATAATGATATTGATAGAACACAAGTAGATCCAGGATTTGATGTAATAAATGAAATGGAACATTTGTTTGGTAAGAAAAACGTTTACGAAAATCCGTCTGAACAGCAACCTTATAGCCGCAAACAACTAATTAAAGTGAAGATTTGATATGACTACTAATAACCAAAACTTAGAAGAAAGTGTATCAGTATCTGAAGGCACAACAGTGTCTCAGGGTGTAAACAACAATAGTAATGAAGAACCCACAGGACAGTATCCAAAGTCTGAATACTTCTTTAGCTCCAATCTAAACTATGCTGCTACAGGTGCTGCACGCAATGAATTATATACTGGCGGTGGCGATCTAGGTTTATCTCTTGGATTAAATGAACAAGGTGCATCAGAATATCCATATAACCAGGTATCTGAAACATTATCAGGACATGTAATTGAAGTCGATGATACTCCTGGTAATGAAAGAATCTTAATTAAACATAGATCCGGATCTGGTGTAGAACTGCGTAGTGACGGCACAGTTCTTGTTGCATCAACAAAGAATAAAGTAGAACTGACAGCAGATGATCATACAGTTGTTGTTGAAGGTGAAGGTAACCTAGTCTACAAAGGAAATCTAAATCTAAAAGTAACTGGTGACTTTAATGTAGAGTGCGCTAACTTTAATGTGAAGTCAAATGGTGGTTATAATATGGATGTTGCTAGTTCACACAGAACTAAAGTTGGTGGAAACTTAGGAGAGACTGTAGGCGGTGGATCTTCACGTACATCAGTTGGTCAAGTTACGAACACATCTTTGGGCGGATTCTCAAATAATGTTAAAGGTGTTTATAGTAATAATGTAAATGGTGAAGCAAACTATGTAGCTAGTGGCTTAACTACGATGACCTCAGAAGAGCGTATTAATATTTCAACGCCTGACTTAAACCAAGCGGCATCAAATCTTTCTATATTTGGTGATGTTGGTACTATTGGTGGTGAAAATATTATAATGTATAATTACAATATGTACACTGGTCATAGTATTTGGTCAACAGAGACAGTAAATACAAAAACAGTTACAGCTACAAAAACTGTAAATGCTATAAGAATGTTTGCTGATACATTTGAAGGTGATTTAGATGGCACTGCAGATGTAGCCGCAACATCATTGCATCAATCATATCCCGATGGAGTTGGCCCTGGCTATGCACCAAATACTGGTAGTAGAGGTTCAATCACGAATACATCAGTTGAAGATGCAGCATTTGACCAAACCGCTACGGCATTACCTACAGCTGAATTGCTAGCTGATTACTTAACAAAATCTCAAAATGGTGTAAGATTAGTAGCTATTGACGATGGCGATTTTATTAAAAAGAACATCGATAAAACCGATGTTTATGGTGGATTATCAAATTTAGACTTAACAACTGGACTAGTTAGATCGAGACTCAGAGATCAAAGTAATTTAAATGTAGAAGACTTTACATCAAGAGCTGTTGCTGAAGGTGTTTTATCACCTAATTACGCTAAGGTTGCTCCCACAGGTATTGGTAGAGTTGTGAGTGGCGATAGTACTCCAAAGTTTGGACAGATGAAATTTGGTAACGTAAAGGTTACATCTACATCAGATCCATTCTTACCAAGACAACTACGAGCTAATTTGATACCAGATCCTGTTTATAATCCAGACTTTCAACTCGCAATTACATCAGGTACAAAACTGGCTCCTGGTGTTACTATGGCTAAATTCCTTGGATCAACTGGTCATGCAACTAACCTTGAGTTTATTAAAGATCCACAACAGCGTAAGGACCTTGCAAGACAGTTGTATCTACACGCAGAAGTAATGAGATCTGTTTCTACAAATAAAACATCATTTGCAGATTATAGACTACTAGTTCAAGAAGGTGTGTATAGACCTGGACCTTCTGAAACACCAGGTGGACTCAATGCGCTTAAACTATCTGGTAGAGCTGTAGTATATGATTTAGTTGATTTATCAGGAAGATCAGATCCAGCAGTTATATTTGACTTAGCTGAATACTGGAAAGATACATTGTACTTTGATAAGATGATTCTATCATATGACACTTATGATCCAAGTAAGGAACTTGATGCTCAAATTATTATAATTATGCCAGAAATTGATGAGGACTGGGAAGGCGTCTTTAATAGAACTGTTGAAACTCAGTTTAATGGCAAGAAGATGGCAGATGGTGAACTTGTAGAATGTATTACTTCACCTTCTTTACCTCAAACTACAAGTGTAGATCCATTACCTGAACAAGGTGGTAAATACGGTGTAACAACAAATAAAGTATTAAAACCGATATTGTACACTACTAACGGTACATCTGAGTATTTACAACCTGGTGCACTGGAAAATATGCAAAGGCTATTGAGTAATGAGTATGCCAAATTACAAGAGGAGTTTGGTGCTGCATTAACAATTAATGATGGTTTAGCTAAATCAAATACAGGTAGAAACACAAATCCACCATCATCTCAGCATTTCTACGGTAGAGCTATTGATATCGACATTACAAAATTAAATAATGAGAAGAGAAGAAAGCTAGTTAATGCTGCTTTAAAAGTCGGATTTACTGGAATTGGTCTAGGTAATAATATTGTCCATCTAGATGTAAGACCAACAAGCAGAAGAACTGGTAGAGCTGGAGATAAGGATGCTTGGAACTATAGCAATGCTAAATTCGCTGGACTTTCATTTGATGGTTATTGGAACGATTATATCGAAACTTAGCATATAAATAAAAAGAAAAAGATTGTAAAATGGCAACGACAAGAGTCTTATCAAAAGAAGATGGAAACTTAAATACTAGTTCTCTTATTACTAGTAGAAATCAGCTGTATTCTGATATAGACTTGACATTTACTGCAAAGCCTAATGGTGAAATCTATAAGAAAAGAGATGCTGCTGCAGTAAAACAAGCTATTAAAAATCTTATTCAAACTAATCATTTTGAAAAACCGTTTTTACCAAAATTCGGTGGCAATATTAGGGAATTTTTATTTGAATTGGCTTATGATGATATCAAAGGTGATATTAAGAATAATATTATTCGTGCTATTCAAACATATGAACCAAGAGCAAAGATTCTAAAAATTGGTGTAAACACAAGACCAGATCAAAATAGTCTTGACGTTACCTTAGAATTTCAAGTAATAAACACTAAAGAGATAGTGGTGTTTACAACAGTTATATCAAGGTTAAGATAACATGGCAACAACAATTAGCTCAACCGCTTTAGATTTTAAAAATATTAAGAATAATCTAAAGACATATTTAGCAGCAAAAGAAGAGTTTAGAGACTATAACTTTGAAGCTTCTGGTCTTTCAAATATTCTAGATGTATTAGCTTATAATACACACTTCAATTCTTTAATTGCTAACTTTGCTTTAAATGAATCATATCTAAGCACTGCACAATTGAGAAGTTCAGTTGTTTCATTAGCTGAAGGTATTGGCTATATTCCAGATACTGACACAGCTTCTCAGGCGGTTGTTAATATTAGTATGACTACATCACAAGCTGGTAGAGATGCTGTTGTTCAGCTTCCAGCAAGAACTACATTTACTACTTCAGTTGATGATATTAATTATACCTTTCAAACAATTGAAGACTATTATGCTACTGACGATGGTACAGGATTCTATGAATTTGTGACAGCTAATGGTGCTAACGAATTACCAATTTATGAAGGTACACAAAAAACAAAAACATTCTTAGTTGGTGAATACGAGGACAACCCAACATATGTAATTCCAGATACTAATATCGATGCAGATACAGTGACTGTTAGAGTATATGAAAGTACTACAAGCTCAACGTTCTCTGTTTACACAAATATTATTGATGCTACTACCATTAATGCTCAATCTACTATTTTTATTTTAAAAGAAGCGCCTAACGGATTCTTTGAATTGTCTTTTGGTGACGGTGAAACATTTGGTGTTG